GCCAAGGCTGGCGGTGTCTACGGTAATGGTGGTAGCTGCGCGCAACGCCTTGTTTTTGGTGCGTGGGCAGTTGACGCGCTCACGGTCGCCACAAGCTACAAGAATGCTGGCAAACAAAATTGCCACAAACGCGCTACGCCAAATCATCTGGGTACATTCCTTTGCTTGCTTCAATGTCCGCTAAATACTGCGCGTATTCGTCGTCGTTATATTCGCGCTCGACGGTTTCGCCAGTCTCCATGTTGATACCTGAAATTATTGGTCGTGCCATTTATGCCTGCCTTATTCCGTAGACGCGTATTGTCCCACCAATAGTCGCGCCTGTGTTCATTGTTATTTGAAAACCGTCGTATGCGGTGCTGTTACTATTCAAACCTCTTATTTGGCCACCAACATAGTTAGAAAATGAGGAAGTAAAATCAATCATTATTGGAGTTGGAAGCGCTACTTTTGGTGTTGAAACTTGAATAACACTAAACGTGTTTCCTGTGCCAGAAGCCGCGCTAAAAACCATTGATGTTGCAGCGGCCGCGCCGCTTTGTTGAGCTGTTGAAGCGATTGTTGTGTAGTACTGCCAACCGCCATAAAAATAGTTTGTTGAGTTTGGGGTACCTGATGTCCTAAATTTGAATTCAAAAGAACCCGTCGTGCTTACTGATGTGGTTTGCAGAGTAATTAAGTAGTTGTCGTAAGTATTAGTAAAACAACCGTCAATAAAAAGTGTTGTTGCGCTTGCTGTGTATGCGCCAATATAGACAAGACCGCTGTTTGCTAAGTACGTGTTTGTGTCTGAAGCGGTCAACACTTCGCCAGTAGTAAAAGTTTTTATAGCCATTAGTACCCCAATTTGTTGTTATCTAGTTTGCCATAAACGGCATCATTGAGCGTTAGATAGTTGTTTAAGTCCTGCGCGCTCAAATAAAACGTGGCTGTGGCGCTGCCAGGCGTTGCAGAATATGAGCCGCCCTCGACTACGCATTGGTAAGTCGTGCCTCGGAAAATCACGCGCACTTGGCCGCCTGGTGACGTTTGCCCGAAAAATGGGGCGTTGCCTATTTGAGCATTCAAGTTGCAGGTAATAGCAAAAATGCGTAAAGACTGCGTTTTGTAGGTGGAAAGCAAATAGTTGGCGTAGTCAGTTGCTTGGCTTGTGGAGTTGTTTAACGTGTTCACCAAATATGTTCTGTATGGCGCGCTGCCAGTTTGCACGGTCGCCGAGCCGTATGACTCTGGGTCTACCGTCACTTGGGTGTACCAGTTATCGGCAAGGCTGCTGAACGCAAGCTGCTCATAACAATGGTTGGTCAAATCGTTAGTGGTGTCAGAAAACGCCACTGTGCTGGTGTATTTGTAATAAGCGTTAGTAATTGCTATGCCTGTGCCGGTGTCTAAAAGTTTGCCGTTTAGCGTCAGCACTACGCGGTTAATCCAGTCTCCCCAAGTGCCGTTAATCGTTGTTGCTGGGAATGGTGTAGTGGCCGTGTACAGCGGTGAAACGTCTAAACCCGTTTGTGCCAAGGCTTGCGCGCATTGGTAAGAAATAGTCCCTGCCGGCATTGCGTAGCCTGCGCCCTCGAGTCGCCCAAAGTTGGCAAAGTAGCCCTCGCAGCTCAATGTCACATAGTCAGCGTTGCCGACACTGCTGGCGTACGGTATGCCGTATTGCACTTCTACGTCGGCTATGCGTCCTACCCATAACTGCTCAAATGCAGCCGTTGGGTCTAGGCGCGCACTAATGCGTATCCATGTGCCGGTGACCCAGAGCGCGTTTGGTGAGGCGTACCCGTTTGGGTATCGCATTGTGATGTTGGCTAGGTCGGCGTTGTATTGCGAAAGTGGTTGCTGCCGGCCAAATGACAACTGCACGTTTTGCACGTTTGTTGCCACGGTTGAGATGGTGGCGTAGGTCGCGCCGTACTCGACTTGGAAGTTAACTACAGCCATTAGTAGATATTGCTTACCTTGATTGGCACGCTGCCGTTTTGGCGCATATAGGTGCGTAGTGCGCTTACTACTGCGTTCGGGTCGCCGCCATTGACGTTAATAGTTACGCTCGATGAGCTGACATTGCCGCCGCCAAATCGTGACATATCGGCGTTAGTGCTGGTGTTAATACTGCCAAGCACTGGGCCAAAAGGGTTAGTAGTGGGGGCTGGTGCTGTGCCGCCGGCAAATACTGTGCCTAGGTTTGCGTCTAGTTGCGCGCCGATAGCGGCAATGCTCTCGGGGTCAATAGCAAACTTAAGCAAAAACTCTTACGCAACCACGGAAACTTACGACACGCTCAAAGCTCTTGTGGGTACACAAGTGACAGTAAAAGTTAAACCAACGTCTGCTGCTATCTCTGCCACCAACGTGGAGCATATTTTGACTGGCTCATATCTTGAGACCCTGCCTTTGATTAACGGTCAGTTAGGCGCGCTCGATACGATTGACATCACGTTTACTGGCGGCGTTTACACAGCCAACACCACCCCCGCATAATTACTCAGACTGAAAGGTAGCCCGACATGCAACTAAGGCTAAAAGTACAACGCAAAAATGAGAACGCCTACGAGGTTGTCACTAGCCTCGCGGTCATTGTCGCATGGGAAAGGCGTTTCAAGCGTCGCGCCAGTGACCTAGGCGCAGGCGTCGGTATGGAAGATTTAGCCTTTATGGCATGGGACGCCAGCCAACGCGCAAACATTGTGGTACCAGCCACACTCGATTTGTTCATTAACGACATTGAGCTGCTCGAGGTCGTAGACAGTGAGTCACAAAGTTTTACCGAGCCGGCACCGTCCGGCGACAACTAGCCGAGCTTCTATTGCACACGGGCTGGTGGCCCCCGAGTGTAGACTTTGAGTTACCAGACCTCGCCACCGTCATAGACATACTCGAAAGGCAGCGCAAACAAAATGCCCACCAGCGCTAGTTATCAGGTCTATGGCATTCAAGAGGCACTAGCTGAGATAAACAAAGTAGACCGCCTTTTACGCCGGCAGATAACTAAAGACATTCAGGCTGGCGCGGGCACTCGACTTGTCAATGCTGCGCGTTCGTTTATCCCTGTCAAAACGCCATTGTCGCGCATGGTTAACGGCAACATGATTAAGGGCCGCGACGGCACGGGCTGGTCACGCACCCGTGTTGTCGCTGGCATTCGTACCGTTGTAGGCAAACGCGGCCAGCGTGCGCGTACTGTAACGTTCTCTAACGGCCGCACAGCCGATTTTAAGGCGACGCAATACCAGTTATTGGTTCTACAGCAACGTGACGCTGCGGGCGCTATCTGGGACCATGCAGGCATTAGAGGCGGCGGCCAGTTTGTCACTAACCTTTTGGCTGAGGGCGAGCACGTCGGGCCAGCAGCCGCGCCACGCGCTATGCAACCAGCGGCAGAAAGCGTGCTACCAGCGGTAGAAGCTGAGGTAGAAAAGATAGTCGAGCGAGTAATGTCTATTGTGAACCGCAACCTAGTAACGACAAGAGCACGCTAATGGCTATCAACATTCCAATTATTTCAAGCCTAAACACGAAGGGTTTTGACGCAGCCAAAAAAGAGTTTGCGAGCTTGCAAGGTTTTGGCGCTAAGTCTGGGTTTCTACTTAAACAAGCCATGGTGCCCGCTGCTGGCGCGGTCAGCGCGCTTGCCGGCGGTCTCGTATTGGCAGCAAAAGCCGCTATGGAGGACGAGCGCAGCAGCAAACTGCTTGAAACACAGTTGCGCGCAACCCTCGGACCTAACCAGGCTTTGGTAGATAGTGTTGCCGATTTCGTTGACCAAACGCAGTTAGCAACTGGCGTCGCCGACGACCAACTGAGACCGGCCCTTTCCGGTTTGGTCAGGTTTACGGGCGATGCCGCCAAGGCACAAGAGTTGCTTACCCTTTCGCTTGACGCGTCAGCTGCAACTGGCAAAGATTTAACAGCCGTCAGCACCGCTATTGGCAAGGCTTACGACGGCAATTTCACGGCACTCAAAAAGTTGGGCGTACCGCTCGATGAAAACATAATCAAAACTAAAGATTTTAAGGCTGCACAAGAAGCACTAACCATGCAATTTGGTGGCGCGGCAGCAGCAAACGCAAGCACATACTCTGGCCGTCTACAAATACTCAAAGTACGTTTTGACGAAATGGTAGAAGCCATCGGCTATCGAG